GCTTCATCAAATGCTACATTCAAACGGTCTAAGCGACCTTGAAAAGTGTTGGCTTCTTGTGCTGCAAAACCAGCAAATGAACCGCGTAAACTTTCATAAACCTTATTGAAATCTTTTGTCTTTAAAATGGATTGGTCAATGCCCAAGCCCAATTTGCCTAAAGCATTTGTGTTGCCGTCATAGGCCTTTCCTAAACTATTTGAAATTGCCTCTAATGGCTTGCCAGTTGCACTTGATATATCCAACGCCAAACTTAATAATTTTTGCGCTTCCTCGACATCTTTTGTTGAACGAACCAAACGTGAAAATGCTGGTCGCAATTCATCATCAGTGACACCCGTTGCCAACGCGGTCTTTGTTATGTAATCCTCAACGGCTGCAATTTGAGCGTTAGTCGCGCCTGTTGTATTTTCTAAAGTCAGCGCAAGAATGCGTTGGGCTTTTTCATCTTCCAATGCAGCCTTAACGCCGTCAATGCCAATTTTGACCGCATAGGCTCCAGCAGCGGCAGCCGCGGCCACAAATGCAGCACCAATAACTTTTCCAACTTTGCCTATTTTGTCGCCAAAAGAATCAACGTCAGTTGATGCGGTTTTGAGTGATTTGGTTAAATTATCAACGTCACCAAGTATGGAAAGTTTGAGCGTGCGACTACCAGCCATTAGTCATACTCCTTAACTATTTTGGAAAATCCTTCTTCCCAACGTTTAATGATTTCAGGCTGAATGCTTCTCAATGTCGGATAAATAAACCAGCCACGGGAACCGCGACCTTCACGACCTGACCACACTGGAAATTGTTTGTATTTATTTGAACCAAATTCAACACCGCCCCACACTTGTTGGGTTGTGCCACCGCCGCTTAATTTCTGACCAGCAAAACCAAATGAAATTTCACCAATTTTGGACGACTTAGAAACCTTTGAACCTTCAGCAACGCGATTGTCTATAAGGTTGCGGGTGCGACTACTAGCAGCCGAAATGATTTGTGTTCGCACAAAATCAGCTAATGCCGAAGATTTCTCTTTGGCTTGTGCAATTGCTTCTTCGTCCATTGCTTTGAAAGAACGGGTAATGGCGCGCAATTCCGCTTTGTCGTAAGTAATTGCTTCGCTAGCCATTTCCCCGCCTCTCCAAAATCTCTATTGCAGTCAGTATATCTTCAGCCGTTTCAAATTCTGATTTAGGTAAACCAGTCGCAATGACCAATTCCCAAATGATTCGGCTTAGACTTCCGACTGCGTAACTTTTGGGTCTGTCTCACCAACTACCACGTCAGAAATAGTTTCTGTCCAGGCTTCAATTGGCTTCACTGGCTTGCCAGCGGCTTCCCGCTTCATGGCGTGATAAGCCAAAAACACCAAATCGGATATTCCGATTTTATCTTGTGCTTGACTAATCGTGTGACCTGTGTGCTTTTCCCATTTCACCCACTCAGGTGGAGCAGCCACAAACGTGGCTGACTCCCCTGAATTGTATTCAATTGTTATTGGTAGTTTCATTTTGTCTCCCGATTGTTAGTTTTAGCTGAAGTTTTCTGAAGGTGTTCCAATGACAACAAATGACATTGAAACGGTTTGTGCGTCAGGTGCAGCACCGCCCGCACTTGGATAAACTGGCAAAACCTGGAATGTAAAGACTGCTCCAGTTGATGCAGTCAAAACGGTTGTGATTCCTGTGTTGGGTGCTGATTCAGTGACGCTCCAAAGTGTTTCGCACAATGAAGGTGATGCGCCCCAGTCTGCAAGCATTTCGACTGCAAAAGTGAATTCATCATCAATGTGCCGATTAACTACACCGTCAAGGGTTTGATAACGAACCATTGTTGGTGAGTTGCTTAGAATTGCCGAAGTTGCCTGAGCATCAAAGTTGTTGCCACCAATAGTAAAGGTGACATCGCGCCCAGTTATTACTGTTGTTGGCATTTTTACTCCTTAGATTGTTTGTGTGTAGTAAGTTGAAACGTTGATGTCAGCCACAAGCATTGGGGATTGCCCAACCTCCAACACTGTTGGCTTTTCAACAACGTCCACAACATATCCTGACGGCATTGCCGCAAGAATTCCGATTATTAGTTTTTCAAGGTTATCTAATGAACCTGCATTGCTATTGGAAGCAACAAGTGCCGTGATTGCAAAATTAAGTTTGACTTTTGTTTGTGCTTTACCAATAAGCACAATTTCCATGTAAGGTGAATTTGGGACAATAACTATTGCTGGTGGAATAGGCGATTCGGGAACCGACCCGTACACATTGGCAGCCAAAGCGGAAAACGCATTTGCCAGGGCAGCGCGTGTGTCAGCAATTGTTGATGCGGTCATTGACAAATCGTTTCAACGTCAAGAAACGGCTGAAGTAATGTGGACACCCTGTTGGTCAAACTTCTACCCATGCGATATGGCGTGCTGGCAAAATCTACGCCCTGAATTTCTCCACCAGCAGCAACGCGTGATTGAAAGACTTCAACGCTGACTGCAAGAATAGCTGATTCAATAGGTGGCGAATTGGCATAAATATCAACGGCAGAATAGCCTGAAAGTGTGGCCGTGCCTGTTGGGATAATGTCGCGCAAGGTCACATTTGCACTTGTGATTGCCGCGGTGAAATGAAATACGCCAGTTTTAACAACGGTGACTGTTGCGCTGAAAGGTGCGGGTAATCCCGTCACAATAATTGATTGACCCGCAACAAAATGGTGTTCACGTTGGGTGTAATAGGTTGCCACGTTATCTGTTAATTCATACGCGTTGACTGCATTTGTATTTGCAACCAACATTGGCAAAATGACCGCTTCAGCAGTGTTGATAATTTCGTCCAGGTAACTGTCGGGATATAGGGAAACGGAAACGCCAAGAATGCTGCGCAACTGCGCGGTTGAAACAATACTTGGCATTTCCGTCCCTTTCGTCTGCTGCGCCGCGTTCGGGAGTGACCACGGCGCATGATTAGTTTGTTGCGATTACGCCTTATTATTTTTGAATGCGCCCGCTGCAATTTTGGTCGCCACGGCACCAAATGAATACACGCCCACGGTAATTGAACCGTCAGCAGTTGATTCAGCGCGTAGTTGGTATGACGTTCCTTCGTACCATGTGTAAGCGTCAGGGTTAACGATTAGCAATGTACCGTCTCCGTCACCGCCGTTTGTTGGGTCAACGTATAAATTCAACCCCGCAACGTTTCCTGTCAAACTTGTTGGCACTGCAACACCAGGTTGGTTGCTTGGTTGTGAAACTGATGAATAAATTGGACGGCCAGCGTCGTTTAATGTCATCAAATTTGACCATTGACCAGTTGATGCAATCATGTTGCGTGCAAATGGATTTGCAAGGCCAGCAGTTGCGCCATAAACGCTTGCAGCACCGCGACCGATAATTCCAAGCAATTCAGCAGCAGTTGGATATGTTGCAACTGTTGTTGCATCTGTTGTTGAACCTGAAATTAACAAGCCGTTAACGTATGAGTTTTGCGCCTTAGCCATTGCTGCAACCATGTTACGAAGTAACTCGTCATAGAACAAAGGGCTAGTCCTCGTAAGTAATTCCACCGAAAATTTCTGCTGGCCAGCGAACTTCTTAACATCCACGCTCAAGAACGCGGAATTTTGGTCAGTATCAGAAAACGCTGCATCTTCAGCGGTGACTGCGACTGTTGGCATTTGAGTAATTTTTGGAATCTCAAAAGTCATTCCCGCATCAGGCAATGCACCGCGAGAAATCGCGTCAATGCTTGGTCGGATTGTTGTTCCAAGTCCGTTGATTACTTCAGCCAATTGACGTGTTGGAACAAGTCCAGCGTTGTCAGTTGTGTTATCTGCTGCCAAAACATATTGGCGTGCGTTTTCGTCACCTGTTGCAGCAAGAACCTTGTTTTCAAGATACTTTGCAGCAGTTAACTCAATGCGTGGTGTTGACTTCCAGCCACCCACTGCATTTGATTGTGCGGTTACTGACTGTGCGGCTTCGACCGTCTCTACGGCTGAAGCGTCATTGACGGTGTTTTCCACTTCGTCTCCTTCTGTTGTTGGTATGACT